AAAAAAGTTATGGCAAAGAAAAAATTTACATTTGTAGCAGAACGAGTTCTTGTTACAGCATGGACTTATAGTGTTCTCGCAGAAGATGCTGATGAAGCATTGGAAATGATTGAGAATTGTCCCGATGGAATGTGTGATGATATCTATCACCATGATGATGAAAATTGTTATGATGATACTATTGAATACAATTTACATGATGAAGAAGACCTGAGTGAAGAAGAGATTGAAAAATTAGAAAAAAAATACAAGTACGTACCTTGGGGTAATTAAAAGTTAAAAAGAAAGAAATAAAATGGCAGTTAGAAACTACGGCGAAGAATTAGGTTGGGAATTAGATGTTGATTTTCCATCATGGGGTAATACCGAGATTTATGTAAAAACAATCTCAAAAGGTTATTTACTTCCTGGTGAAAAACCAAAAGATGCTTATTGGAGAGTTGCTTCCAAAGTAGCACAGAGATTAAACAAACCACAAATGGCAACCAAATTTTTTGATTACATTTGGAAAGGTTGGTTGAACCTTGCTACTCCAGTCCTTTCAAATACAGGAACCGATAGAGGATTACCTATATCTTGTTTTGGTATTGATGTTGCCGATTCTATTTTTGATATTGGTAATAAAAACTTGGAGTTGATGTTATTGGCAAAGCACGGTGGGGGTGTTGGTATTGGTATCAACCAAATCAGACCTGCCGGTGCAGCAATTACAGGAAATGGAACCTCTGATGGAGTAGTTCCCTTTTGTAAGATTTACGATTCAACTATTCTTGCAACGAATCAAGGTTCGGTTCGTAGAGGTGCTGCATCAGTAAACCTAAACATCGAACATAAAGATTTCGAACAATGGTTGGAAATCCGAGAACCAAAAGGAGATGTAAATAGACAATCACTTAACCTACATCAATGTGCTGTGATAGGTGATAAGTTTATGAGAAAACTTCAAGATGGGGATGAAACTGCTAGAAGAAAATGGGGTAAACTACTTCAAAAGAGAAAAGCAACTGGCGAACCATATATCATGTTTAAGGGTAATGTAAACAAACAAAACCCTCCGATGTATAAGGAAAATGGTTTGAAAGTATTCATGACGAATATTTGTTCTGAAATTACTTTACATACCGATGAATCACATTCATTTGTTTGTTGTTTAAGTTCTTTAAACTTGGCTAAATACGATGAGTGGAAGGATACTGATTTGATTTATACCTCAATTTGGTTCTTGGATGGAGTTCTTTCCGAATTTATCCAAAAGGCAAAAGGGTTAAGAGGGTTTGAGAACTCAGTTCGTTCAGCCGAAAAAGGTAGAGCACTAGGATTGGGTGTATTAGGATGGCATACTTATCTACAACAAAGAGGTATTCCATTTGAAGGAATGCCTGCTCAGTTTGAAACTCGTAAGATTTTCTCTCAATTGAAGATAGAATCCGAGAGGGCATCAAGAGACCTCGCATCTGAATATGGTGAACCACTTTGGTGTAAAGATAGTGGATTCCGAAATACTCACTTACGAGCAATTGCTCCAACCGTATCAAATTCCAAATTGAGTGGTGATGTATCTGCAGGTATTGAACCTTGGGCAGCAAATGTGTTTACCGAACAAACTGCAAAAGGAACTTTTATCCGAAGAAATTCTGAATTAGAAAAAGTATTTAAGAAAGTTGGAATCAATACAAAAGAAACCTGGGATAAGGTTTTGGAAGATGGTGGTTCTATCCAAGATATTCAAGAACTAGATAATTGGTGTTTTTGTAACGGTAAAGTAGTAAGATGTGATGAAATTCCTCCACAAGATTTACAAAAAACATTTCCAGTAAAAGATGTATTTAAAACATTTAAAGAAATCAACCAATTGGATTTGGTAAGACAGGCTGGAATAAGACAACAATACATTGACCAGGCCGTATCTTTGAACTTGGCATTCCCTGCAATCGCAGAACCAAAGTGGATTAACCAAGTAACGATGGAAGCTTGGAAACAAGGTGTGAAAACACTTTATTATATGAGAACTGAATCAGTTCTAAGGGGAGATATTGCAACTAAGGCAATGGACCCTGACTGCATCAGTTGTGATGGGTAAGTTATATTAATTAAAAAGGAGGAAAAAATGATAGAAGTAAAGAAATTTTCAGCAACTTGGTGTGGACCTTGTAAAATGTTGGCACCAATAATGGAAGGTATAAAACCAAAATTTAAAAATGTAAATTTTGTAAATATAGATGTAGACCAGCAGTTTGAAGTAGCTTCAAAATATGCAATTCGTTCAGTTCCTACGGTTGTAATTGAAAAAAATGGTAAGGAAGTAAAAAGATTTACTGGCCTTCAATCGGCAATGGCATACGAAAGTGCTATAAATGAATACAATAAATAATAGACGAGGAGAAAATCATCCTCGTGCAAAACTCACAAATGACCAAGTAAGACAGATTAGAGACCTCTACTCAAAGGGGTTCTCTACATCTGTTATATGTAAAAATTTCAAAGTGAGTAAATGGAATATAGAAGAAATAGTTAAGAAAAAGACATGGACTCATATATAATCCAAAAAATTTGGATATATTAGATATTTTTTCTATCTTTGTAAAAGTTTTTAAATTAGTAAAATGCGAATATTAAAGTGTAGATTTGAAAATAATGAGTCTATCCAAAATCTCAATTTAGATAACCTAACAATGGTGGTTACTGAATATGATTTAGATAAACAGCGTGTTCTTAAAAGAAAAAAACTTGTTAAAGGAACTTCCTTATTCAATGACAAGCATGATTTTTTAACACATTATGTTGGAATGCCGGAATTTAAATCAAAAAAGATTGAACCATTCCATAAAGTAATATTTCATACCAATAAAACATCAAAGGAATTATCCGAAATATTTGACCAACCTATAAATGACGAGACTAAAAGTATTTGGTATCCAAAATTAGTTCCCGGTAAACATGCAAAGTATAGAGTAGTTGGTGGTAATACTTTTGAAAATCGTTATCCAATTTATGTAATCAGTAAAGGTAGGTCTGAAACTTGTAAAACAAGTGTTCATTTATCACAAATGAATGTTCCACATAATGTGGTAGTAGAACCAGATGAAGTCCAAGCATATAAATCAAACTTGGATTTAAATTATGCAACTGTTATTGAACTAGATATGTCCTATAAAGACACCTATGATACTTTTTCAGACATAGGTGAAAATATGGGAACTGGGTCTGGACCTGCTAGAAACTTTTGTTGGCAACATAGTATAGATAATGGATATAAGTGGCACTGGCTGATGGATGACAATGCAGTTGAAGGTTTCTTTTGGATGTATCAAAATACCAAAGTCAAATGTAGAAGCTGGTCATTCTTTGATGCAATAAATGATTTTGTGGATAGGTATGATAATCTCGCAATCGCAGGGTTAAATTATTCTTCGTTGTGTAAGATGACAGATTATACACCACCTTATGTAATGAATACGCGTATTTATTCATTCTTACTTATCAGAAACGATATACCTTATAGATGGCGAGGTAGATATAATGAAGATACTGATTTAAGTTTAAGAGTCTTAAAAGGTGGGTGGTGTACCGTTTTATTCAACTCATTCTTGGCTGGTAAAATCACTACACAAAAAATGAAGGGTGGAAACACCGATACTATTTATAAAGAAGGAACACTTGGTAAATCTGAAATGTTAAAACAAATGCATCCTGATGTAACTGAAGTTACTTGGAAATTTAACAGATGGCATCACCAAGTAGATTATAGTGGATTTAAACAAAAACTAAATCCTATTGTTAATATTAGTAAATTACCAGAAGTGAATAACTATGGTATGAAAATAATTCATACTGAAGAGGAATTAACAAGTGACTATAAACCATTTTTGGAGTCTAAATATAAAGACTTACTCCATAATCACCAACAACCTCAATTAACTCAATATGATGATGTTGTTAGATTACAGCCAACAACTAAGTTTTTTTCCTTTAACTAATTAGGAATTTTAAATATTATTTCGTATCTTTGTACAAAGAAAAAATATATGGCAGCACGAATTAAATTTGTAGACACAACTGAAAAAGAACCAGTAATTAAAGGAACACCAAAAGTTCCAAAGGAATTCTCAAAGAAACTTGTAAGTATGGATGGTACACAAGTTGTTTATTTCATAGACAAAGATTGGGGGTATAAGAACCGATTGTGGCCGGTGATGAGAGTATTTAACTTACACCCTATATATCCAAATTTTTGTGAAATCACAATACCAATTAAAAGAGTAGATGAAATTAAAAAATAATTAATGGCATACCAAAACGCGTACTACCAACGAGAAAAAAATTTAATGCATATTTGGGATGATACCTTGGGGTATCGTTCGTTCCCGTATACACGATATGCATACGAAAGGGCAACAAAAGGAGAGTATACATCAATTTATGGTGACCGATTAACAAAGATATATAAGTTCACCAAAGAAGACCCAGACCTTTTTGAATCAGATGTACCCGAAACAACAAGAACTTTAGTAGATTTATATTCCACTTCAGATGACCCATCAGTTGGCCATGTTATCTTGACATACGATATTGAGTGTGAGATGACAAGTGGACTGCCAAACCCATCAGAGGCAACAAACGAACTTACATCCATCGCATTACATGATTCTGCTACTAATCAATATTGGGTATTGGTTATGGATAAAAAAGGTTTGATGCAAGAAAAGGTTGTTAATAATGCAATCGTTATTCCGTTCAAACACGAAGAGGATATGTTGTTGAAGTATTTGAATTTATACGAATACATCAATCCATCAATTGTCACGGGTTGGAATATTGATTACTTCGATACTCCAATGTTGTATAACCGAATTAAAAGGTTATTGGGGGAAAAACATGCAAACCGTTTATCACCTATTGGAGAATGTTTTTGGTCACCATATCGTAAAAGATATTTCATGGCCGGAGTTTCGTATTTGGATTATATTGAACTCTATAAGAAATACAATTATGGTGAATTACCAAACTACCGATTAGATACCGTAGCCCAAATTGAATTGGGTAGAGGTAAGGTAGAATATCAAGGAAACCTAGACCAATTATTCAGAGATGATATTGAAAAGTTCATTGAGTATAACTTGGTGGACGTGGAGTTGGTAGTTGAGTTTGATAAGAAATTACAATTCATTGACCTATGTAGAGGTATCTGCCACGCAGGCCATGTGACATACGAGGATTTTGTATATTCATCAAAGTATCTTGAAGGAGCTATGTTGACATATCTTCGTAGAAAGAACTTGGTTGCACCAAACAAACCAGCAGATAGAAGAGAAAAGATGGCAGCATTGAATGAGGCTGGAGAATCTAAATTTATTGGTGCGTATGTAAAAGACCCGATTGTTGGTAAGTATGATTGGATATACGATTTGGATTTAACATCCCTATACCCATCAATCATTATGACAATTAACATCTCGCCAGAAACCAAAATCGGTAAGATACAGAATTGGGATGCTAATAAATTCATCAAGGGTGAGATAGATTATTACCAACTAGATGGAGAAAGAATAAGTAAGGAGAATCTTAAAAAGTATTTAGAAGAGTCCAAGTATTCAGTTGCATCAAATGGTGTTCTTTATACACAAGATAAGGTGGGATGTATTCCTGGTATTCTTGACCTATGGTTTCAACAACGAGTAGAGTTCCGAAAGTTGGAAAAGAAATATGGTAAAGAAGGTGATATGGAAAAGTATGCCTTTTATGCCAAAAGACAATTGGTTCAAAAGATTCTATTGAACTCTCTTTATGGAGTATTGGGATTACCTGCTTTCCGATTCTATGATATTGATAATGCAGAGGCAGTGACACTTACTGGCCAGACCGTGATTAAATCTACGGCAGATATGGCAAATATCAAATACAATAAGGAGTTGGGTACAAAAGATGTAGATTCCAACATTTATATTGATACGGATTCAGTATTCTTCTCAGCAGTTCCTCTAATGAATAAACGATTCCCAAATTGGAAGTCTGAAACACAAGATGTGATTGCAGGATATGTAGATGGTATTGCAGGTGAAGTTCAAGATTATCTAAATAATTTTTACGATATTCTTTCAGAAAAAGTTTTTAATGTATCAAAGGATAAACACCGATTTGAGATTAAAAAAGAGTTTGTGGCTAAATCAGGACTTTGGGTAGCAAAGAAAAGATACGCACAATGGATTATCATGAATAACGGCGTACCGATGGATAAATTGGATGTGAAGGGATTGGATGTTAAAAGGTCATCATTCCCCAAGGCATTCCAAGACATCATGGCAGAGGTTCTTATATCCATTCTACGAGGCGAAACCGAACAAGAGATTTCAGATAAAGTACTCGCGTTCAAAAAGAAAATGACAGAATACGATGTAAAGGATGTTGCTAAGAACGCACCCGTGAAGGAACTTTCTAAATACATGGGTAAGAAAAGACAACCATTCCAAGTTGAGAAAGGAACACCTGCTCACATCAAGGCAGCCATCGCATACAATGATTGTTTGAAACACTTTGATTCCCCATTCAAATATACACCAATGCAGAATGGTGATAAAATAAAGTGGGTATACCTAAAAGATAATCCACTTGGATTAGATGGATTGGGATTCACAGGGTATAATGACCCACAAGAGATTATAGATTTTGTGGCAACTTATGTAGACCACAATAAAATCTTTGATCGCGAGCTAAAGAATAAGTTGCAAGACTTCTTTGATGCCGTTGGTTGGGGAGATGTAGTATCGGAACAAAGAACGGCTGAAAAGTTTTTCAGTTTTTAAAAAAAACAAAACAATATGAAGAAAGAAGAAATAATAGAATTACTTGCAAAAAAAGAAGATAAGTATTTTGACTTGGTATGGTATGCAAGAAAAACAGAAGAACAATATAATACTATACCAAAAGTAAAGGAAAATGTGGATAGAATTCATGGAATGTATCCAGCAGATATACTTGATTTGGGGTCTGATGATGGACAATGGGTTCATGGATTTAACTCGGGTATGTTAGCAGGAATGAGGTATGCATTAACACTAATGGATAATGGAGTTATGGGTGGACAGGAATATGCAGACCAGTACTTCCCCTTCCTTGATACATAAAAATAATATGAAAATATTTTTCCAAAACATTAGGATATATGAAATCTTTTTCGTATGTTTGTAAGGTAATGAGGTGGAAGTGCTCCTCGATTTAAACTTTAAAAAATAAATTTATGAAAGACAAATTTTTAAAAGAACTTAAAAATTCTAACTTTGATCATTCCGTGTCAACTTTTATGATGTTTAAAGAATTAAATGGAAACGGTGTGGGTGCCGGTAAAATGTTTGAAAATGTGTTTGCATGGCATGTTAATGATAATGTAAATGGTTGGTTTGCATTAAAGTTAAATTTAACAAATAGTGATTGGTGTGTTCATGATGTAATCGTATCACCAAATTCTAATATAATTGATAACTTTGATGAGTTTTTATATATAAAAACCCAAGTAGAAAACCAAGAAACGGATAATTCTAAAAGATTAGAGTTATTACATAAACTCTTAAATCAAAAATGGGGATTTGTTTTAGGTATTAGTGCAAAAACTTATAAAGAACTTGATATACAACTAACAACTTCACATGAACCAAGACAATTTCTTGATGAGAATAAAGATGATGTTATAAACGGAACATTTAATATTTCTAAATTTTTAGAAAAACTATCGAATAAAACAAATGAGTATCAACTCATTCTTGGTTTAAATACATTTGATGGTGGAAAATATAGATTGACAAATCTTGATTTAAATAAACTAAAAGATGTTGTAAAATCTATTACTTTCCAGCAATTAAAAAAACACACTCGATTTTTTTTGAATGATTCTAATTGTAATAAAATCATAGATTTTAAATACGGTGGTAAAACTGCAAATCCTTTTCAACGAGGTGTCTGGGTTTACAACAAACGAGGAAAAAATTGTTTTTCTGGCTTAATGGTGTTTGATTCGGTTTTAGAAGGAAACTATATTTATAAAGGAAATTCTAATACATGGGAATCTAATTTAAAAAACTTATTTATAAAATCTAATTAAAATATGAATTCATTTAAAACTATAAGATATAGTGGTGGTAAATCAAAAATAATACCAAAAATTACCCAAATAATTGATGGGCTTCCAATAAAAACTGTACTTGATGGATTTTCAGGTTCAGGTACTGTATCTAATCATTTTAAATATTTGGGATTTCAAACTACCGCCAATGATTTGGCATCTTATTCAAAAGTACTATCAGAAACTTTTTTACTTGCAAAAAATAATAAAAAAGAATTAAATGAAATAATAAATCATTTAAATTCTTTAACTCCAACTGATGGATGGTTTACTGAAAACTATGGAGGTCATTATAATAACGGTAGTACTATTCAATCTGATGGTAAAAAAAGACCATTTTATGTAGATGTTACTCGTAAACTTGATTCTATACGAGATGAGATAGATAAATTATATCCGATTGATTGTGTAAATAAATCTGTTTTATTGACATCTCTTTTGCTAGCACTAGATCCACGATGTAATGATATGGGTCATCAGGTATCATATTTAAAAAAATGGAGTAGATCATCTTTAAAACCATTAAATTTAGAACTTCCTTATTGGAAGGTTGATGATTTAGATCACAAAGTATATAATCAAGATGTTTTTGATATACAAGATCCATTTGATTTAGTTTATTTCGATCCACCATATGGAACATCAAATAAACAAACCAAAACTACTAGGGTCAGATATTTTTCGTATTATCACTTATGGACAACTATTATTAAAAACGATAAACCCATATTATTTGGAGCATCTAACAGACGAGAAGATGTATCATCTGATAAAAAAGAAGGTGCAATTTCTAAATTTGAAGATTTAAAAGATGATGTTGTTATTGAATCTTTTAATAAATTATTGGATTTTAATACAAACTATACACTAATTTCATATTCAAATCGCAGTAAACTAGATATATCTGACTTGGTAGATATAATAAAAAATAAACATGATATACTTGACCTATATGAATTTGAATATAAAGAAAATTCACAAGCTAATTCTACTATAAATTCAAAATATAAAATAAATTATTCGGAAAAAAATAAAGAATATTTAATACTTTCAAAAAATAAAAAATTATAGAATCAGTAGAAGAAATTTTGGATATACTTGATAGAAATATAGTATGTGCTGATGCTCTTACTTATCATTACCGATTTGATGGTACTCCATCAACTTCATCACTAACCGAAATTAAATTAGGTGAATTTTTTGGATAAATGAAATCTTTTTCGTATCTTTGTAAAATAATATGACAATATGTCAGTATATCCCATACTGGTATGGGGTATGTAATATAAAAATAAATAATAAATTAAAATAAAAGTTATGGCAAAACAATTAAAGTTCAATTCCGAAGCAAGGGAATCACTAAAAAAAGGTTTAGATGCACTCGCAGATGCAGTTAAAGTAACTCTCGGACCTGCTGGTAGAAATGTTCTACTTCAAAAGAAACAAGGTCAACCACATATCACCAAGGATGGGGTATCAGTAGCAAAAGAAATTGAGTTAGAAGATGTATTTGAAAACATGGGTGCTCAACTTGTAAAAGAAGTATCCCAACGAACTGCAGATTCTGCCGGTGATGGAACAACTACTGCAACCGTTCTTGCACAAGCAATTGCTCAAAAAGGATTTGAGTTTGTAAATGAAGGAACAAACCCAATTTACCTTAAAAGAGGTATGGATAAAGCAGTTAAAGTTGTAGTTGAAGAATTACAAAAACAAGCTGTGGTAGTTGGTTCTGATAGAGAAAAAATCAAACAAGTAGCAACCATTTCGGCTAATAATGATTCATCTATTGGTAATCTAATATCAGATGCTTTTGAAAAGGTTGGAACTGATGGAGTAATTACCGTTGAAGAATCCAAGGGACTAGAAACCTCAATGGAGTTGGTAGAGGGTATGCAATTTGATAAGGGATATATGTCATCCCACTTTGTGACCAACCAAGATAAGATGACGGCAGTATTGGAAAATCCATACATCTTAACTTATGATGGTAGAATTTCTAATATGAATGATATTCTCCCACTATTGGAAGGAGTATCACAACAATCTCGTTCCTTATTGATTATCGCAGATGATGTTGAGGCAGAAATCTTGGGAACTTTGGTAGTAAATAAACTACGAGGTCTATTGAGTACTACTTGTGTTAAGGCTCCTGCATTTGGGGATAGAAAAAAACAAATCCTTGAAGATATTGCAATCCTAACAGGTGGAACATTTATCACTCCAGAAATGGGATATAAATTGAGTGAAATCACTTTGGATGATTTAGGTACTTGCGAGAAAGTAACCGTAGGTAAAGATTCAACTACAATTGTAAATGGTAGTGGTTCGGTAGAGGATATTCAAAAGAGAATCCAACAAATCAAAGTTGAAATCGAAAACGCATCATCCGATTACGATAGAGAAAAACTACAAGAAAGATTGGCAAAACTTTCAGGTGGAGTTGCAGTTCTTTACATCGGAGCAGGTTCAGAGGTTGAATTGAAAGAAAAGAAGGATAGAGTAGATGATGCCCTTCAAGCAACTCGTGCAGCAATTGAAGAAGGTATTGTAGCAGGTGGTGGGGTTGCCCTTCTAAAATGTGTTCAAAAGGTAGAGGAGTTGGTTCAGGATGGTGGATTAGATGAGGCCGAATTGAAGGGTGCCCTTGTAATTTCTTTGGCAATTCAAGAACCAATTAAACAAATCTTGGAAAATGCTGGACTAGATTCGTATGACATCATCAAATCACTATTTATTCATTTTGATGTAGATGGGGGTGAAACCATGGGATATGATGCAAAAACTAACGAATTTGTAGATATGTTCTCTGCTGGTATTATTGACCCTAAAAAGGTGACTCGTGAGGCAATTCAAAATGCAACTTCGGTAGTTGGTATGATTCTAACAACTGAATGTATGGTAGTAGATAAACCAGAGGAAAAACAAAAGTTTCCTATGATGCCACCAATGATGTAAAATAAACGAATAAAGACTTGGTATATTCAGGTCTTTTTCGTATCTTTGTATAAATTTAAAATAAATCATAATGGAAAAACAAAAATTAAATCGTTTCGTACAAAAGTACACTCTCGCTGGTTTGGTAGAATCAGTAAAATGGGAATCAAAAGATGGTTCTCTTAATACTTCATTCATTTCTGATGACAAATCCGTATTGGGTTCAGTTAGTATGAAAGAATTTGATGGTTCAAATGCAACTCTTGGTGTGTATGATACCACAAAACTAACCAAAATGTTATCGGTTCTTGGTGATGGTGTAGAATTCGCAATTCAAGATATTGATGGTAAGGCAATTTCTTTGAAATTCAAAGATAAATCAACTTCGGTAAACTATATGTTGGCTGACCTTTCGGTTATTCCAAATGTACCTGATTTGAAACAACTTCCAAACTTTGATGTGAAGATTAAGTTGGATTCGGCTTTTATCAACACTTTTATCAAGGCCAAAGGTGCTCTTGCAGATGAAAATAACTTTACATTTACTTGTAAGGGTGGTAAAGGACAAATCAGTATCGGTCATTCTAATATCAACACTAACCGAATTGATATTGCAGTTGATTGTGAGTGTGAAGGTGATATTCAACCAATCTCATTCTCAGCAACATATCTAAAAGAAATCCTTGTGGCTAACAAAGAGGCATCTGATGCTACATTGAATATTTCTACTCAAGGTCTTTCTCATATTCATTTTGAAATTGACCAATACACTTCAGATTATTATTTAGTTGAGATTCAATCCTAATAATGAAGTTTTATACACGAAGTAAATTTTCTAATCATTACAAAAATAAAAATAAGTTATATGAAAGATTATTCAATAGAACAATTAGAAGAAAACTACAATAAATTTATTGAGTTTTTGAAGAAGGTGTTTAAAAATAACCCTGATAGATTAGAAAATTTACTTCATATGTATTCGGAAACCGAATTGGGAACCGAACTTACTATTGCCCCTGCAAGTGGGAAACTACATTTTCACTCTGCGTATGTAGGTGGTTATATTGACCATGTTATGAATGTGTGTAGAAATGCATTTGGTATCAAGAAACTATTTGCAGAACAAGGTGGTAGAATCAATTTTACTGATGAAGAATTATTTTTTGCTGCACTTCATCACGATTTGGGAAAACTTGGTGATGGTGAGAAACCACATTATATCCCAGAAGAATCAGAGTGGCATAGAAAAAATCAAAACTCTGCATTTAAAATCAATCCCGAACTTTATTATATGGATGTAACTGATAGAGCACTTTGGTTGTTGAATCAGTATGGTATAAAATATTCTCAAAATGAAATGTTGGGAATTAAAATGGCAGATGGTTTATATAATGAAGGGGCTAAGAAATATTTTATCAATTACTCTGATGGTGGTGAGTTGAAAACCGAATTACCATATATTATTCATTGGGCAGACCACATGAGTTGTAGAGTAGAAGGTAGTTTATATAAAAATTGGTTAGAGGGAAAGTAAAATCAATGAAAGTACACACTAGTAATAAAGAAAAAGTAAAAGAAATATTAGATAATACCAGAATCAAAGGTAAGTTCTGGGATTATACCTTGTATTATGAATTGGATTATGGCCACTTGAATGGGCATGATTTGGAAAACGATGATTGGTTTGATATGCCAGAATTCAAGTGGTCTGATTCATTACATGATAGGTATGTATTTGAGGTTCAGTTAAATAATGAGATGGAACGTGCTGAGTTCTTTAAAATGTTTAACCATAACCCAACTGTGCACAATTACATTCATTACGAGTTAGATGAGCACCCATTAAAGGAACACGAATACGAGTTCACCCATAAGATACATCCAAAGTATCCTATTTATGTTATTACAAAGGGTAGATGGGAAAAAACTATGACAATCGATACATTAGAAGAAATGGGTATCGATTTTCGTATTTGTGTAGAACCAGCAGAATATGATAACTATATTGCAAATCCAAGAATAGATATCAACAAAGTAATCAAATTACCTGAGAATTTTAGTGAAAGAAAACAAGGTGGTATTCCTGTGAGAAACTTTGTATGGCATCATTCAGTAGAAAGAGGGTATGAAAAACATTGGATTATCGATGATAACATCTTGGGATTTTTTAGATGGAATGAGAATACCCAAAAGAAGGTAAAAGATGGTGTATTTTTTAGAATCATGGAAGATTTTAGTGATAGGTATGAAAATCTAGGATTAGTATCTTGCCAGTACGCATCATTCATTCCTGCAATAGATGTTGGTAGAGGTCAATTCATTAGAAATACGCGTACTTATTCTTGTATCCTAATCAACTCAAAGTTATTAGATGAACGATTGGAAGAGCGATGGAGAGGTACTTATAACGAAGATACTGATTTATCCCTTAGAGTATTATCAACTGGAGATTTGTGCACCGTAAACTTCAATGCCTTATTATCGGGTAAACAAACAACTGGTAGTATGAAGGGTGGAAATACTACTACTATTTATGAGTTCGGTAAAGATTCTCAGCAAGATAAGTTTAGTGGATTACAAAAAAAGTTTGATGAGTTAAAGAAAAATTGGGGAGACATCGTAACTTTTACAAATAAGAGACACAAAGATGGAAGACCACACCATCATATTGACTATACTAAATTGTTTAAACAAGAATTAGTATTGAAGGAGGGGATTGAAAGAACCCCAAAAGTAAATAATTACAATATGAAATTAGTTAAAAAATAATCCACATGGCATTCTTCGCAGATAATAACGAAACACAAAAAGTTGATAATTCTCTTTGGGTAGAACAATACAGACCAACTACTTTGGAAAACTATGTTGGTAATGACCACCTAAAAGATAAAGTAAAGGGTTATATTGAAAGTGGGGATGTTCCACATCTACTTCTTTATGGAAGGGCAGGTACTGGTAAAACCACACTTGCCAAACTGATTACAAAATCAGTAGATTGTGATTACATGATTATCAATGCATCGGATGAAAACAATGTGGATATGGTAAGAAACAAAGTAAAGGGATTTGCCTCTACTGTTGGATTCAAACCATTGAAAATTGTTATTCTCGATGAGTTTGATTATATGTCCCAGAACGCACAGGCAATTCTACGAAACTTGATGGAAACATTTTCCAAACATTGCCGTTTCATTTTGACTTGTAATTATGTAGAGAAAGTAATTGAACCAATCCAATCTCGTTGTCAAACTTTCCAAATTGTACCTCCAACTAAGAAGGATGTTGCAATTCAAATTTCTAAAATTCTTAAATCTGAAAATATAAAGTTTGAACCAAAGGATTTAGTACCTATCATTGATGCTGGTTATCCCGATATTCGTAAGATTATCAATACTTGTCAATTAAATTCTCACAAAGGAGAATTAAAGGTAGATGTTCAGAACCTATTAGAAAACGATTACAAGATGAAAATCTTGGATATTCTTAAATCAAATGATGATAAAAGAAATCGTTATATGAAACTCAGACAAACCTTGATTGATAGTAGAGTGACAGATTTTACTGAATTATTTACCCTACTTTATGATAAGGTAGATGAGTATGCACCATCAAACACTGCTAATGTAATCATTGCCCTTTCACAAGGACAAACAAATCATTTTCATTCCATAGATAAAGAAATTCCTATGGCCGCTTGTTTGATTGAAATAAATTCTTTATTGTAATGGCAAAAACATTATTTGACCATATTAAGGCAGTGACCCAAGAACAAGACCCGAAGTATTGGGATAAATTGGATGAGTCCGACCGTAAAACTTGGTCAAACTATATGATATTCCGATTCCTTTCAATGAATCCTGAATGGGTTGGTATGGTTGCTCAGTTACAACCTTATCTACAAGAGGTACCACCAAAGGCTTGTTACTTGGCATTGATTGATTTGATTCCTAAGTCTCGGGCCTTTCTAAAATACATGAAGGCCAAATCGGAAGATTCATACGAAAAGTGGTTAGTTGAATTAGTATCAAGACATTACGAAACAAACCAAATACAATCAGAGGAGTATCTAAAAATTTTATATAATTCGCGTAAAGGTAGAGAACGAGTAAAGGAGTTATGTGAAATGTATGGAGTAGAACCCAAAGTTATAACAAAATTAAAACTAAATATATAATATGGAAACAAATTTTCAACCACTTGGAGACAGAGTTTTGGTAAAACCAGACCAAGTAGAACAAAAATCAAAAGGAGGATTGATTCTAAATGATTCAATCAGTAGAGGACAGAAAATTGTAGGAGAAGTGATTGCAGTTGGTACTGGATTATTTTCTCAAACTGGTAATTCAATTCCAATGAGTGTGAATGTTGGTGATAAAGTTCTTTATTCAAAAGATGAGGCAACTAATAAACTGAAATTGGGTGATGAAGAATACTTATTATTCAGAGAACATGAACTAATTGGAATTTTAAAGCAATGACATCAAAAGAATTCGTCCTTTGGTTACAAGGATTTACTCAAGGAGTACATGAATATAATATAACA